GCTATGGAGTTGAGAATGGCACATAACATAAAACTACTGCTGGACCTGATCGCCGAGTATGAATCCAGAGGCGACTATAACATCGTTTGGGGAGGTATTCGTAAAGCAGACTATCCCCCCAAGCCTTTAGTCGAGATGACTATCCAAGAGGTCTTGGATTGGCAGGATAGCATTGACAGGAAGTATATGTCTGAGGCTGCTGGTCGGTATCAGATCATGGAGGATACCCTGCGGGGCCTTCTTCATGTAGTTGACCCGGATGAACTCTACAACGAAGAGAACCAGGATAAGTTGGCTATTCACCTCATGAAGCGTCGTGGTCTCGATAAATACTTGTCGGGAGACATGGACTTGGGTTCCTTTGGGAATAACCTTGCAAGAGAGTGGGCCAGTCTCCCAGTCCTTAAGGGTCGTAAGAGGGGCTACAGTTACTACGCTGGTGACGGTCTGAATAAATCACATGTCAAACCAGAAGAGGTTGAAGCAGTTCTTAAAGCGATATTGGAGGGTTAAATGGTTTCCATGAACAAAGACGACAATTTAATTAGTAAGATCATCAGTGCTGCTGTTATCGGTCTTTTGTCTTGGAACACTTACACAACTCAAAACCTCTCTGTTTCTGTAGCTGTTCTTGAGACTCGTGTCAGTAGCTTGCAAGAGACTATCAGTAATAGTGTGATAGATCGTTATACAAACAGTCAAGCGACCTCTGACTTTGCTTTGGTCGAACAAAAGATCAAGAGGCTGGAAGAGTGGAATCAAAATCTCTCTGAACGCATAAGACTATTGGAGCAGGAAGCAAGAAATGCTCAATAAGAATAAAACTTGGAAAAGAGAGATAGCAATGGCCCTTCTTGGGTTCATCTTTTACTTAGGGTTTATTGGAGATATTGCTGTCCTTGAAGTGGTCATCTGGCCTTTCATGCTTTATGTAGGTGCTGCCTACGGCATGGAGTGGGCTTCTAAGCAAACTACATTAACTACACAAAGGTATGAATGATGCTTGGGTGGATTGTTGGGTCACCCCTGAATCGCCTTGCGGTTTTTGTCTTGGTTGTTGGGCTGCTTTCTATTGGGGCGATCCAGTATATTCGGTGGGACGAAAGAGACAAGGTGAACCAGCAGAGACTAGAGGATCAAGTAGAAACAAGGAAGAGGGTAGATGATGCGGTACGTAATTCTCCTGATGCTGTCGGGGATGCTCTTGACTTCCTGCTCGACCGTCAGAGTAGAGACTGAGGGCCTATGTCTTGGGCTTGAAGAACCTATTGATGGTCTGGCAGATGCACTGATAGCAGACATAAAAAGAACCCCCGAACCTGTTGTAATAGCAGGAACGAGGGTCATAAAGGGTTATGATGCAGGTTGTGGGGGGCTTTAGGGCCTCCCTTCTTTTTTATCTTGTAGGGTAAAACAATACCTTAAGGGTATCATTCTGGGCCTTTCTTATCGTCAAGGGTAAATCTACAGGCTGTCAGCAGACTCATGCTCACAGTTCACACCACGGATGACATAGGGTTCAGGTGCAGTCATCAGGTAGAGACTAAGACTGATAAGGCCCTCCCCACCAATGTACTCACGACACTCCGCGTCAGTTTCAAACCGGAGTTGGTTGTTGATACGAGTACATTCTGCCGGGTTTGACATCAAACAGACGATTGCATAGGCTAGAAACATTTGTTAGTCCTCTAAGTTGGGTGCAACATTGATAAGTCTGTCAAGATACCATGCTGCTTTCTGAAGGTCCTCCACACCATTTTTGTAGCGCCAACGATGCAGGTATTTAGCGATATTTCCTCTCAGGTATCCTACGTACTCCTCTGTTGTTAGAAAGTCTGAAATGTACTCAATGCACTCGATACTACCAGTTGATTTGTAATGAGGGGGGTTGTTTACGGCATCATCTTCTGCCAAACTAATCCTTACTTTATCACCAACATTAAACTTCATCTTTATGTTTCCTCTTTCTGTGTAGGGTCTTGTCTTTACGCTTGATGACCCGCAGGCCATACTTAGGTTTCCATAGGTCGTGCGCCATAGGATTCCTTGGTTTTGGCTTGCGGGTCTTTTTCATTAGGTCAGGCCCTCCTGCCTCCACTCTACAGTATAATTGTGCTCAGTGTCAAGTGGCATTTTTGCAACACCTGTCATTCACAACTCCTGATGCCTGTCTCTGGGTCGATATAGCAAGCACCACCCTCTACTTCAAGTTCATCATCTGTTGGTTTGTCTTCTTCAATGACATCTTCAGATGCAGATGCGTTAAGAATACCAAACCGTTTTCCAGAAGCACGGAAAGTAGTGCAACCCTTAGCCCCACCGTCATAAGCTGACATGTAGACCTCCTTGAACTCTTCCCAAGAAACAGAGTCACCTACATTACAGGTTTTACTGCAAGCACTATCAACCCATTCTTGTGCAGCGGTCAGCATACCTACATGCTCTTGAACAGTAATCTGGTCTGCTGTATCGCACTCAATGCCCCACTCACGATAAGCATAGTCTTCTACTGTCTCATACATAGGGCCATCTGCTGTTTGGATAGTCCTAGTATAGGAAAGACTAAACACAGGTTCAAGACCAGAACTGACATTATTAGCAGTGAGACTGATTGTTCCTGTGGGTGCGATTGAAGTCAGGTGGGAGTTACGGATACCGTAGTTTTTAATGGCCTCTTGAACTTCAGGGTCAAGTTTCTTGATGAACTTACCCTCTAGGTACCTCTTGTCGAAGAGAGGAAATGCACCTTTTTCTAGGGCAAGAGAGGCAGAGGTCATATAACAACGGTTAGCAGTCAGACGCAAGACCTTTCTTGTGAACTCCTTTGCTTCATCAGACCCATACCGAATACCTAGAGCGCCAAGTACATTCCCGAGACCTGTAATCCCAAGACCCATTCGACGCTTGTTCTTTGCTTCAGCCTCTTGCTCTGGCAGAGGGTAGGTAGTTTCATCAATGACATTATCCATTGCCCGAACAACATGCGGAATGTCATGCTCAAGAAGAGACCAATCAAAGAATACCTCTTGGTCTGTTGCGGTCCAATCAATGTAACGAGTTAGATTGAAACTACCAAGAAGACAAGCCCCATAAGGGGGGAGAGGTTGTTCTCCACAATTATGAACTACTAAGAAGTTTGCAATAAAATTGTGAGTTCCTTCGACAGACAAATCGTAAACATCTGTCACTGGCCCTTCTTCCACCTTTACAACGCAAGCACTACTTAGATTTTTAAGAGAGGACTTTAGGTCTTCAGGCATAGGCTTGATATCTTTGCGACCTTTTTTAGACCACTCAGGAGAGATAAACCTCCAATTTCCATCCTCATTGTATCCACTTACCATGTGGTTATTTTTGCATGAATACCGTGTAATTGTGGAATGTTCTTTGTGACAGATTACTTCGAGGTTATCAATACAATTATTGTAGGTATCACCGTCAATATGATGGACATCATAGCCATCAGGAATGGGTCCATAAACTGATTCAGCAATCATCCGATGCTCCATACGGTAAGCACGATTATCTTCTGTAGTCAGTTTCACACCAGAATAGGCTGCTCCACGTCTCGCACGGCAAAGATGAACAAGACGATCTCCAACTTGCAAGTCTTTCGCCTCTTTCCACCCAAACTTATCCACAAAGATTTTATGGTCTGGTGTACAAATTACTTCTTGCCCAGACCCTACCGTGATTTTAATAGTCTTTGCGTTTTTCTTAGATACCCAAGAAGCAGAAGCATTAGACATACCAAGAGAACCATCAGGCATCATGGTATAAACTTTAGTAGGTTCTTTAATATCCTTAATTTTAACACGTCCCTCTACTGTTTCGATAATAGAGTCAGGGTGAAGGCAAGGATTTGTAGCTGAGATATTCTCGCAATACCAAAGGTTATTCATCTCGTTAACACGATCAATGAAGATAACTCCAGGTTCTGCCCAGTCCCAAGTATTACGAAGGATAGCCTCCCACAAACTACGTGCCCTTACAGTATCAAAGACTCGACCTTCAAACACAAGGTCAAAGTCGCTATCATTCTTTACAGCTTCCATAAACTTGTCAGTCACAAGGACTGAGATGTTAAACTGGGTGAGTTTGTCATGGTTTGATTTGGCCGAAATAAAGTCCATAATGTCAGGATGGTCTACACGAAGACAACCCATCTGTGCCCCACGTCGATGACCAGCACTGGCGATAGTCTTACAGGTAGCATCCATAATACCCATGAAGGATACAGGACCACTAGCTTGAGAGCCTAGACTTTTAATACGGGCACCTTTAGGACGGATAGAACTAAAGTCATAGCCTACACCACCACCAAGTTGCATGGTTTTAGCGGCCTGTTTAGCTACTTCCATAATACCCATAAGATCATCAGGGACTTTCTGCATAACAAAACAGTTGAATGCAGTCACCCTACGGTAAGAGCCAGCCGCACTCTGCACCCGACCCCCCGGAAGGAACCGCTGATTTTTAAGGATGGCATTAAACTTTTCGTAATGCTCTTGGTTATCTGTCAGTGCCCCAGAAATACGAGCAGTCTTTTGGGTAAAAGTTTCCCCTTCCTGTCGGTACTTGACTTCATCTGCCCAGATTGCCACTGGAATTTTAGGTCCATAGTCATTCATTTTCTTCATACTCCTTCACGTATCCATATTCAGGCCAGATCTCTTTACAGAACTCTTCAGCCTCTTCTTTTGTAGCAAACAACCTCGGGTTACCCTTCTCATCTAGAGTAACCAAATTATCCAAACCTTCCCGCATTTGGCTCATGTTTACATAGACTAGCCAACTCACCGATTATCTCCACTTCCTTGCAAGACACCACGCTTCTGACGGTCGTACAACTTTTCTAGGTTTCCATTAGCAATGTCGCTAAGGCTGATACCAAGATGATAAGCCAAGCCAGCCAGATAGAATAGTACATCACCAAGTTCCTTAGCCATGTCTGCTGTATCAAGTGGGTTGCCGTCTCGAATATGCTTCTTGATCTTCTCGGCAATCTCACCTGTTTCACCTACAAGACCAAGGGTGTTTTCCATCAGACGGTTATCTCCACTTGTCAGCATGAGTTCATCTACAGCCAGTTGGTAGGTGTCAAACTCTGACCGTACAAAGGTATCAAAGTCCTCGTCAGGTGTCCAGTAGCCGAATGCTTCAAGGTCTGTTTTGTTAATCATAGGTGACTTCTCCATAGTAGTCGAGGATTGTAGTGGTGGCTTCATAGAGTTCCCCGCCGTCCTCTGCAAAGATATCAGTCTTTGGATCGTAGTAAATCCCCACGATAGCTTTAAGGTCCATCTTCAGTCTTTGGACAACTACACTATCCACGCTGTCTCCATCGACTTCAAGTTCAATCTTCATCAAGATACATCTCCAGTTCTATGTAGCCTAGTCCATCAAGGATCATAGCCACTTGTTCCACAGTTAGTTCAGCGTCTACTAGTATCTGCTCAAAGCCTACTTCAAAGACAATCCTTTCAACGTCTTCATCCTTCATTGGGCTGTTCATCATGACACCCTCGGAATGAATACAGTCTCATGGTCCCATCCGTTGATAAACTCATACCAACAGTAGTTGTCCTTACCCTTAACCTTATTCTCTTCCCAGTAGAGCCTACCGATGCTGATAACAGTCTTGCAGTCTTTCATGTGACTGGCCACACGCTTGTTGTGCATCCAGTCAGCAGGCAGAAGAAGCCATATAGGTCTTTGGGAGATGGATTTCAAGTGCGACAAACTGTCATTAAATACGTCCCATGTGTAGGGTGGATTGGTGATGATTGTGTCTGCATAATCCAGGTGTTTTGGTTGTAGGGTTAGTGCATCCTTTCTGTAGCAGGCGGCATCGTATCGCCCTTGAGGGACAATATCACATGCCAGCACATGAAGCAACCCCTCTCGGTTCAGAAGGTCGATAAGGGCACCATCACCACAGAAGGGTTCCGCAAAGGTCCTGCCCTTGACACGCTTGATGAACTCTGGAACCATAGCACTAGGATCAATAGTCCTGTAGAAGTCTCGTGGCTTTAGGTCGAATGAACTACGCTTGCCCATACTGTTCTTCCCATTCTTCAAGAGGTTTGTTACTCTTAGAAAGGTTTTCTCGTCCCCACATTGGCCTGAGGTTGGTGTAGTGTGTGATCTTGTAGAAACCCTCTTCTGTAGCAAAGTCTGGGTGTGACACAGGAATAATATGGTCAACATGCCACTTGTAAGGGTCCTCAACTGTCACTTTACCACGGTTCTCCCAAGTCATTTTAGTGCCACTCTCAGGACAGTCATAGAATTGTGCTTCTATGTATTCTTGAAAATAGCCGTAAGAACAGCCAAGGTACTCACTCATCTTTGCCATCTTGTCAACACCGTGATAACTACATGCTCTACGTGTATGCTTTCTTAGGTCTTCCTTAAGAGCAAACAGGGGGTCGTTTTTACGTCTTTCTCTAGCTTTCTCTGCTTGCTTTCGCCGATGTTGTTTGTTATACTCTGACTGACAAAGTTTGCACCAAGAACTGACACCGAACTTACCTTGTTTTTCCTTGTTAAACTCACTAAGGCTCTTAGTCTCATTACACTTTGAGCAAGTCTTTGCCTCAGACATCTCTCCTTCATATTTATATCCTGACTGGCAAAGCCTGCACTGAGCTTTAACACCAAATTTCCCCCTTTTATGCTTACGAAACTCACTTAGGTCTTTAGTCTCGCCACACTTTGTGCAAGTTTTTGTTTTAGACATTTTCCCTTCATACTTTTGATTATTAATACAAACCTTGCAACGGCTCGTGACACCAGACTTTGCCCTCTTATCCTTATGAAATTCACTAAGGCCTTTAGTTTCACCACACTTTGTGCAGGTCTTCATTCTGCATATTCCCTCTTCAATGCCTTAAGGCTCACCCATTGTAGATCGTAGTCACCACCTTCGACCATACGCTTGATTGCCACTCCATTAGTCCACTCTGCGTTGGACTGACCTGCCCAAGTCTCTTCTTTTCCCTTGAAGCATCCACATACCAAACCACTAATCGGATTAGGCCGTGCAATAGCTTTACGATAATAATGAAGTTCGTGGCTATGACCAACAGTGACACTACAAGATAGTCGCTCAACAAGAGCATGACCATGATGCTTACCTGAGAGAGCATCACAACGAGCACCACTAGAGACAAAATGCCCAAACGTAATACCATCATAGTCAGCGAGGGCGGGCGCGGAATTAGTGTACTCGTGGTATTCGTCGTACCAGTAGTCGGTTTGGAGGTGGGAAAATGAGATTCCATAGTTGCTGCCCTTCCCGTCAATACGTGGGTCTTTTGCTATAGCCTTCTTGATACGGTTCTCGTGGTTTCCCTCAAAGCCGATGCGATAAGGCATCTTCTTTTTGAGGCGACGAATAGGCCCCCACAGTCTGTCCCTAGCCTCCTGTCCATGCTCAATATCTTTGGCATAAGACTGACCACTGATAGCCTTGGGATACTGAGTGTCATAACTGTTGAGACTTCGCATGTCGTCAAAGTCTCCAAGGTCAACTACAACATCAGGTTTAATGTCTCGGATCAGCTTGCCCAACCAATCAAACCTCTCGTTACCTACAGAAGGGTCTGAATGACTGCAAGTAAACACTATGTATGTCTTACTCATCAGTTCAACAACCTACCATCTTCAAGTTCGTCTTCATCATCCTGACTGTCTGCAAACCCCTGCTCGTAGGCAATAGCCATAAGCATCAGTACATGTTCTTGTTGATCTATGGTCATTGGTGTAGTGCTGAACAGTCTGCGGATTTCCCAGTAGAAGGTGTCCAGCATGTAGTCTTTAACGGTCATCGGCGTATCCTCTTAGGGAAGTTCTTGAAGAACCAGTCAGCATCAAGTATTACTACAGGTGCCCTATGGTTGGCTTTAGCTACAAGAATGGGTTCAGTGCCTTCTGGTGCATTGATGACAGCCTGATCGTAGTCTTTGTAGAAAGCATAGGAAGCCCTGGATTTACACTCAATACTTACCGGATATTGTTTCCTCGCAGCCTGTGAGAGTTGCACATCTTCTCCTCCAGCACCCATCGAAGTGGACCTCACATCGTCCTTGGTCAATGACGGGCTATACTTCAAGATCATATCTCTCACATCTTGCTGTAGCTTTCGTCCTTTTGCCTTAGCACTGGCTGTCTTCATCAAGTCGTCTCCATATAGCTACCACCCGGTTCACGCACAACCTCCACAAGCCTTCTGGTATCACCATTAGCATTCATGAAGGTCCTAAGAGTGGGCCAGCAAGCCTTCTTCCATTCACACCATCCACATTCAAATGGGAGTGCCATATTACCAGACTTACCATCTTCCTTTGGTTTGTAGGGCCGAGGGGGAGGGGTATCCGACTTGGCAATAGCCTTCTTGCCTTCTACCTCTTCCTGCTTCTTCTCCAGTTCTTCCGTCAGGTCATAGACATCAACAGTGATATCCCCATACTGCTTATCCATAACCAGGAAGCCAGCTTTAGTCTTGTAGGTTACGAGAGGGTCAGATTGACTTCCGTAAAGGTAAGAGGATATTTGGGAGATGTACCCAAAAGGGTCGCTGTAGCGAAGCTGACCTCTAGCAAACTTTTTGAAAGAACTACTGCTGGCGGATTTAATGTCAAAGAGCATTCCGTCAATAACGCAGTCTCTAGACCCTTTAATACCATGAACGTCCACTTTGTCTTGTAGGCCGCAAAGGTGGTGTCCCGACGCTTTAACAAGTCCAAGTAGGTGAGACTCCGTAAGGTTTCCGAAAATGAACTTGTTGTATGTGCTGGCAGGGATAGGCTCTGGCTGATACTCCCCACGGGTTGAGTACCAAAGTTTCCTCTCACATTCAGTACCGAGTGAACTAACACGAAGAGTTCTCTTTCGTTCTCCCCTTCCATTAAATTGATCGTGGAGTGCCCTTTTAAAATCATCTGCGACCCACTGTTCGATTTCTTCTGTGTATCCCTCTCCTGTTTGGAGAACATGATAAATGTCCCTCTTCAATGTAGAAATGTCTTTAGTCATCTACTTGTCCTCTCCAACATAAAGCACTATAGAACTGGCGATAAAAGTTAGGACAAAGATGATAAACAGTCCAGTTATACCAAAGAAAGCCCCAACAATAAGGCACAAGATAAGGAAAGCTAAGGTTCCAGATATGAGGGCTACGATCATAAGCAAGAATTTCATATCCTCATTAAGTTTAATTTCAGTGGGTTTGTACTTCATGTTACGTCAGGCCCTTTCACTAGTGCTTTTGCTGAAACAGGGTAATAAATCAGTAGGTGTTTGTAGACCTCTTCTGCTACAATCCTAGCCTCATATTGAGCATCAGGATGCAGACGGAGTTGACACATCTTGGCAAAGGCTCCTAGTGTTCCGCTCCAAGTCCATTCAGTCATAGTGCTTTGAGGGAGAAGCATACGCGCCTGTTCTGGGGCTACCCTATCTACATTCTCCCCAACAAACTCTCTGTACCTTTGCCACTGGTTGTAGCAGTCTTCTTTATAGAGTCCCATAAGGTCAACATACTTTCCCCAAATCTCTTTCACGTCCACAGGCTCTTCAAGGCTACCCTGCTTCTTGTTAGGTGCAGCTTTACGCCAGTAGTCCGGTTCGTAGAACTCCACTTCATCTGTGATGTAGCGACGAGAGAACTCTGACATAATCAGATACTCATGCTTTACAAGCTGTCGTGCTACAAAAATAGGGGCCTTGACCTCAAAGCTGATAAAGCAATGATTGAAGGGTGTATCGTGAGTGGGTGTGTTTCTCCATTGCCAAAGAAGTTCTTTTATCTGTTCGTCAAACATACACTCTTCTTGATACTCACAAGCGTCATTAGCTTTACAAGAAGCTTCTCCAATTATAGAGATGTTAGTAACGAAGTCCTCGAAGTCCTTTGCAGTCATACCCCTAGCAAGAAACTCAATCAGCCGTTTGTCTTCTGGCTTCAAGACACGATCCTTGTAGGGATACTCCCACTCACTTCGACTATTGAAAGACCGCCGTGCAGCATTCACCACAGCAAGGTCACTTCCAGTAGGCTGAACATCTGGGTTAAGCCGCACGACGATCTTTGCCATCTACTTGTCCTCTACTCGAATAGTTTCTACCACAACATCTTCACGAATGGTTGGGTCAAGACGGTTACGATACTGGATAGCCAAGTCATAAGAGGTATAATACCCCAGATGCTTCCTATCGTAGCAGTCGTACAAGGTGTAGATAAGCATTAGCGATCCCACAACTCAATGACAGCAATGGCAAAGGCAATCACTACCATGAACACAAGTGCTCCCCAGATTGGTGACAGGACCCACCACCAACTCCAAGTGATATATCCTGCCAGTTTAAGACCGATAAAGCACACAGCCAAGAGGGGCATGAAGATATTCCACCCGTTGATTTCCGTCTTGTCAGACATTAGAACTTACTCCAGGTTTGTTCTCCAAGTTCTGTAGCATACCCAACACGATCAACGTAGGTATAGCCAATAGCACGAGAGGCATGAGAGAAGATGTCAAGAAGTTCCCAAACGTCACTCACGTTCTTGGTGACAGTGACAATGGCATCCTCACCATCTTCTTCTTGCGTGGACATAGCATAGATTGTGACTTGCATGATTACACCAGTTCAAAGGGTTCAGGGTTAAACTCAACATGCTCAACAACAGACACAGCTTCAAGAGTGATAATCGAAGAACCAGCACCCTTGTAGACAGCAACCTTGACTTTAGCCTTGGTGCCGTTACCCAGTTTCACTTCCGGGTTCCAGACGACAAACTCACCAGCCTCTTGTGTAGCAGCATAGTCAGTCACACGGGGACCATACATATAGCCGTCATTCTCTTCGCCAGTCTTGGGGTTAATCTTCCCAACAAGGTTAGGGTTGAAGTGAGGACGCTTGAAGGAGAAGGACCAGCGACCATCTTCACGCTTCTTGAACTTCTGCTGGTAGCCAACCTTGGCAGTCAGCTTTTCGCCTTCTTTGGTCTTGCCGTACTTGAATGCAGCAAGGTCAGAGTCATCAATACCCTCTGCTTCCATGAAGGCACGAACCTTCTGCTCAAGAAGGTCATGATCTTGAGGGACACCAGCATCAAGAAGTTTCTGCTTGTTCTCGTCATCCATGATGCAG